ACACCTTACCCTCTGCATCTGCAGATAGCTGTGACATGTAAAACATAGCGCACTTGTGTTCCTTTGCAATCATACGAGCATGCACTGCATTTGCCTTCAGTGCTTCATCAGTTCTTGCAAACCCACTTGTACGTGCAAACTTATCACCCATATCAAGTATCACAATGTCAGGACTGTATGACTTACACACACTCTCAACCCATGACATGTCTCTGCCTGTAGCATCTTTTATCTTTATGTTTTGTTTTATAGGCTCATACAAATCCCTAGCTTTAATTGGGTTGTCTCTAATCTCTCTCATGGTCATGCCTGTCGCTGCAGTCAAATATCTTGCACCAACTCTGTGGCTTCCCTCTTCATTACACAATATGATACAACTTGCGCCCTGTTGTGCTAAACCATTAGGACCTGCCAATAAACTTGCGTGGAAAGAAGTCTTACCTGTATTAGGTCTAGCTCCTATCTCAATTAAGTGTCCTGAATTAATTCCTTCTACCTGTCTTGTTAGCGCAGGTACATTAAAAGACCAACGTGCTTCTAGGTCATTTTTAGCTAGTAATGTTTCTATATCCATATCATCCCACTCCACATTTAAGTTAGGTGTAAAATCATCTCCGTACATCTCTAGTATATTACGGATAGGTTCAAGGCTTGAATGTGAGCCGTTAACATAATCAAACCCAATGTTTGCAATATCTTCTCCTACAATCTGTTGGAACAACTTTGATAACACTTCCTGTGCCACATCCTCTCCAAGAGGCTGTTCATTTTTAATCTGTCTAAACAGAGAACCATATGCTTGCTTTTGTGCTGTTGTCATTGATGGATTGCTAGACATAAACAATGCTTCAATCTCATCAGGTGTAACAGACCTTTCGTATCTACTCATAGCTATGTCAATAGCCTTTTTTATTTTACGAGTATCCTTACTAAACAACCTGTCCGGGCATTTAGCACCACGATGGTCGTCATAAAAACTCTTGTCCATTAGACTTCTAATCAATCCTAGTTCCATAACTGTGTCTCCTTTGGGGTTAACTTATACAGATTATTTATATCTGTTTCATTTCTATATTTTAAATCGTCTTTTAGTTTTAATATTTTTACATCCCTAACGTGAGAACGTAACTCTTTAGCAAAAGAAATAGTCTTGGGCAATGCGTCAGGGTCTAATGCTATGATAGTAGTCGAGAACTGCGACAGGAATTTTTTGTGTGAGTCTAACAATGATGTACCCAACACAGCTACCCCAACATATACATCACTACCCACAACTCCTGCACTGATGCAATCCTCGACTACAATTGCGATACTACCACATCCAAATGAATAAGGCAAGTCCGAACTACCATAGCGCTTCCACTTTGGTATTTTATTAAATATAGACCTGCCAGTAGCATCGACAACTCTGCCATTTTCTATTATAGGAAAAACAACCCTGTGTTCCTTTACGTCATAAAATAAATCAAGTGTTTGTGGGTCAAGACCCCATTTATTACACCAATCATCTATTTCACTTCTACCATTGTGTGACACTACATATTCAGGTAACTCAAAATTTGTCACGACTTGTGACTTTTGTTTATTCTGAATATCACGTATCTCATCTACAGATAGATGCACTCTTGTGCTACCACGTACAGAGCAAGATGCCTTGTAGCAGTTCCACAATAGAGAACCCATGTTGTTTGTTACAGAAAATGTTTTGTATGAATTACATACAGGACAATTTAATCTGCGTGTATCTCCATTCTCTACATTTAACTGTTTAACATATTCATATATATTATACATATTATATATTATAACCTTTCCTTGTCGGCATTTAATATGCTTGTATCATGGTTTAATTCATCCGTCAACCCCCTACGCATTTCACATGCTAAATTAGCACTTTTATATGTGTTTTTTAGGTAAGGTTTGACACTTTGTGGGTTGGCATGTCCTGTGACAGACATAATATTACCCATCGACACACCTGCATCTACCATTTCAACTGTTCCTGTCCTACGTAAGTCAGACAATCGTAGCTCGTCAGAAAGCCCTGCAGCGCTCATAACTTTTCTAGCTAGTTTAGGTAGCTTAAACATACAATAAGGCACGTAAGAGCCTTTATAGAGCTTTGGTTGGGGTGCTACATACTTTTGAAACCCAAAATCTTCTTTCTGCTTCACTAACATCTCACCTAATCCTGTAGGTATGGGTAAAAATACCTCTGCTCTGCGTTTAGATTGCTCTATATGCATTTGGTCGTTATCAAAATCTATGTTTGACCATTGCAATAAACGCATATCACCAATTCTTTGACACCACTCGTATGCCATGTGTGCAATTAACCCAACACTTCTTGTTTTGTAGTTAGAATATGCTTCATCCAAAAAATCAAATACATTTTTTCTTGTCCACACAACTTTTCTACTAGGTGATGTACGTCTTCTTATATTACTAAACACATTCTGAACACAATGTTCCATATTTATGCCATGATTAACTGCAATTCTTGTTACAGACATTATGTGATTTGCAAAAGGAACACCTCTGTCACACCACTTGTTGTATGCTAACTTGGCAAGCCTTGTAGTGAGACTAGACAGCTTATAACTGCCTAGCCTCTTATCATTACTTACGGAAGTGTCTAACATTATATTTAAAAAGTATTTATATTTTGCTTTAGTCTCTTCTCGTAAGTTATTGTATTCAAACGATAAATAGTAATCATCTACTAGTTCGGTTAACTTCATTATGCAGCCACCAATTTCTTAAATTCAGGTGTTGATATCCACTTGGATACTTCCTGCTCTCTAGCCCACATGGACTGACTAACAGTATCTTTACCTGTGTTTCGTAGATTAAAACCATTCCTATCATCTGCATAGGATGCATAGTTAGTAAAGGCGCTATACAAGGCAAACACATTTCTGCCACGTTTACGAACTTCTTTTTGTACAAGTGGTATCATCTTCTCTGCCTTTCTATCTGACTTCATAATGGATGACAGGTACTCCTTCCAAGACTTTATGGAGTGTACTGGCAGTTCTATATCTGCCCAAGTCTGTAGTTTTTGTGTTTGGTCGTAGAAGTCTACACTGCTTTGGTTAAGCTCCTGTATAAATCTATCCATGCAAAAATTAGATGTGTTCTTACGTCTAACCTTATCATACTCTCCTGTAATCATTCCATTTGTACAGAAGAAGTCGATAGCTCCAAAGAATACTTGATTAGAGCATGACCCATCAACACCATGTAAGGCAATAACTCTCTGCCCTATCTTGGTCTCGTGTTTCTCTGTTTCTATAGTGCTGCTTACGTTTGGTAGTGTCATGTCCATTATAGCCCATGCATTGTTTCTAGCACTACCCCACTTTACAGTAGAGCCTACCATAGCATCAGGGATGTTTTCCACCATAGTGTTTTGCACACCATCAAAGAATTGTTTATGCGAAGCACATCTAAAGCCACTACCTACAACATTTAAGTAGTCACCTGTCTTTTCGTTAATGACATACTTTTTGTCAGGAACTTTTGAAGGTTCAAAGTCTACTGTAAAGTTTAAATTTTCAGGTAGCTTGTGTATTTCTGTTGGTATAATATCAAATGGCATAATAGCCTCCTTTCTAAATTTGTCACAACTCGTGACTTTTTGTTAAGTGATATTGTGTTATATCATATATATTTTATTTGTCAAATTAATTTACTTTCCACATTGGATGCCAAGCCCTATCGTCAGAACTCAATACATAGTCACCCCAATGATTGGGTGTATCATCCGTATTTTTTTGTGGTGCAAATTGTAAAGAACTATGTAGCTCGTGTATAAGGTCTTCTAAAACTCTGACTTGAGACAATGTAACATCTTTTGTTTCTTCTATATCTCTAACCATAGTCTGTAGTTTGTTGTGATAATGAAGAAACACTCTTCTTGTGCCACCTGCTACGATAACATCTTCACTATTCATATTTACTTTAAATGGACTATCTTTTTTCTTTGTCATTATCTTTCTCCTTCTTTCTGTTGTAAGAGCCTTTGCCTTTTTTAGGCTTGACTACTTGGGTTGCATATTTTCTTCGTGACATAGCTATTGCCCTAGCTATTGGGTTGATAAGTTTATTTATCATTTCTTTTCATCAAGGTATACACGAATACACTTTGCCCTGTCAAGTGGTACTTCACGTTCAAAGTTTTTCCATGTTTCACCTTTCTCCATTTTGTCATGGTCAAGGTATTGACCTCGCACACGCACCTTGTATCTATCTCTATTTATATATTCTTTTACTGCAGTGACAAATGACTGACCATACATGTTATTAGGTACTTCTGAAAATGTGTATCGTGGTGCATTTATATCACTACGCAAATCTGAAAGTTTAGCTTCTAATCTCTCACACTTATCAAATAACATTTCATACACATCTTTGCGCACATAGTTTTCATTTAAATTTTCATTGTAATCAAGTTGCTCTAGCTTCTTTACTTTCTCTGTCTTTGCATTTAAAAGTATCTGCATTTTTTCAAATGCTCTCATAACATGTATAAAGTCCATGTCATCAATACCTATCCAACCACCATTTTGTCTTGTATAACTTCCTAACTCATACATATCTTGTGGTAGTTTTCCTTCAATCACTTCTAGTAATTCTATTAACTTTTTAATCTTCATTGTCTACTCCTTTCAGTATATGTGCTATAACATCTACAGTCCAGCCATTGCCAATCATCTTGTATCGCTGTGTCTTGGATACATGGTTGGTGTAGTTGTCAGGCACAGTTTGTAATCTCTCACATTCGAGAGGGGTTAGTTTTCTCCATGTCATACCTTCTACCACAACATTATCTTTTTGTACAGTGGTAAGACAATTAGACTTTTCATCTGCTCGTACTTCTACTTGTGGTTCTAAAGGTAAATCCATTTGATAGTCTTTTCGTACTCCATTCTTATCAAGCCTACGATTAACAATGCGACCACCCTTTGTAGAATAGGTAGCTACTTTAGGCTCTCTGTTCCCACCCTGCATAGTCAATAGTGTGGGAGACTTCCCATTCATGTGGTACACTCTCTTGGCTTGTTCATGCCTATAGTGTGCATACTGCTCGGCATGTCCTACCTCTAGTGTGCTATCTACTAACGTCATACCATTGTTACCTGCTCCCTTGTACATTGTAGCCGTAGTACACAAGGCTTTCTGATATGGGTTTCTGTGATGCCTAGCATTACGAGGATTGATAGGTACAGGTGGCTCATTGTGGTCTGCCTCTAGTATGTCCTTAAGCACCAAACCCTTGTCTTGTGTAGGCACATCAAATGGTATGTTAGTCCAATACAATCTCTTTCTATTCTGTGCAGAGAACAAGCTAGAGTTTATCACTACAGGCTTAACACCTAGATACGTAGATATAATGTCCTGCGCATCCTGTTTCATAGAAACATTCTCCATAAGAAAATATTTAGGTTTTAACTCGTCTTTTAATCTGACAAACTCAAAGAATAATTTACTACGTGGGTCATCAAAGTTTAGTTGTTTACCTGCCACACTAAAACCTTGACAGGGCGAACCACCCATCAATAGGTCAATGCCACCTATGGGTAACTTCGTATAGTCAACCTTTGTAACGTCACCTACCTGTACTGTGTCAGGGTAGTTAGCCTGTGCAACCTTGATAGCATACTTGTCAATCTCGGATGCAAAGTAGGTGTCATACTTCACACCTGCTCTGTTGAGGGCTATCTGTCCACAGGACATACCATCAAATAAACTTAATACATTCATAACTACTTCTCCTGTTCTACAGTTACATTTATATCCCACGAAAATCCATCATGTTCGATACCCATAGAGGTTAAAGCATCATGGACAATATCTGAAATAGTTTGAGCATCATGTCTGCTTATATGTTTATGTAGTTCTTCTACATCTACTTCAGATATACTTGTTTTTTCATCTTCAAATACTTCTTTTAAAAATGGTTTATTATATTGTGTGTACTTATCATGGAAATTTTCTGTTCTCATATTACTTCTCCTCTTCATCTTCTAATGGTACTTCAAATATTACTTCAAACGTATCTGTCAAATCCTCATAATGTATAATTTTAACAGGACAATTATTTAACCACTCTTGAAATTTTTCATATTCATTCATAACTATTTCTCCCAAGTTGTGAGTTTTTCTATTCATGTTCTCCCCCATTTCCTCTACCTAGACCACGTTCCTTATACCAATGGTCAAAGTAAGTTGATTTACGTTTAGCTGTTTCAAATACTGCTACTGTTACTACAATAGCAAAGATAAGTATAAGGTGTATGACAGCAGTCAAACCAAATACCCACATACTACCTACCCACAAAGAGAATGCTATG